GAAAGCTGAGTGTATCTGTAGATGTATTGATTACCATCATTCTCAATAAAAGTGTACTCTCGACTTTCCATTTCACGTGGTAATGCTTTGTTAAACAAAACATCGGCTCTCATAGAGACACAATCACCACCAGCTATCCTGGCCCTTTCTCTCAATCTACTAATTCTATCCTTGAAGGCTTCAGCTTTCTCTTCAGGCGCGGCAGGTGTGATGGAATCACACATAGGCATGATCTCTAGAGACAGCGGACATTCTAAGAAATGTTCAGGTTCAACAAAATCTACTGGATCGATTCCAGAAATGTCACAATAGATAGTTTTGAATTCCTCTTTCAATTCAGGGGTGGAAGTAGTTTCGTCAAACACAATTAAAACCCCCCGTACTCTAGGTAGATATTTTTTGTATCTATAATCTAGAATAATATTAGTGGGGAAGTGTTTGGCAGATGGAATGATGAAAGTTCTTTCCTCAACAGTTGAATTGTGGAATCTATCATTGCATTGATAGACTTTCAATTCTTCGGCACGACCATATGGAGCTTTAGCATATTCACCAAAAATACCTTCAAATCTTTCTTTTTCAGGCATGACGAATTTCTTGGATTCTTTAGAATCTTTAAGACCGGCTGTGCTGGGTTTACTGTTGGATTTCTTTCCTTGTTGTTCTTTTTGTTTGTGGGATTTAGCAACATCTACGATTTTGAATAATTGTGGAATACTAGATTCTTCCAATTTACGAGGTGAAGGCCCGGAAGACAAAAAATTTTCGAGATCAAAGTCCCTTCCTTCGGGTAAAGGTTGAGGTGGTATGACTGAATTGATTTCACAACTTGGTTTAAATGAAATTTTCTTGTTGTTTTCTTTCTTAACTTGCGGAGAAGAAATTTTCTTTGGGGCTTCGAAGATGTTGGATTTTGCCAATTCAGCGACAGGTATCTGAGTTGCGATACGTCGATAAGGAGAAGGAATTCTACCAGGCACGATTGCCATATTGTCGATTTCCAACATCCATTGTTCAAACTTTCTTTCGAGTTGTTTGCAATTTTCAGTTAGTGTATCGAGGGTATCGGCTGGTGTAATTTTTAAAGGTAAATGATTCCTCATTTCAGGAATATCTCTGCAGAAACCATGACCAGAAGTCATTGTCTCTTTGAAGACGTTGTACTTTTCAACATAAGCATCTCTTCGAGCATAGAATTTTTGTGTTTCGTCATTTACAGGAATAAGTTCCTTCTTGTGTTTGGCTTCTTTCCTCTTCCCGGCTTTCCTTTTATTGTCCTTCTCTTCTTTCGTTTCATTGCTTCCAAATATAGAATTCAATTCTCTTTGTTTGTGGTCGCAATTGTTGAAGTAACAGTCAGTTTCTATCCGTCTACCATCCCATTCATATTTGCATCCATCACGAATGTACGTCATGTGGAATTGATGGGGGTGACAGAGAATGACGTTTGGTCGAAGTTTGATTTGATCAGGATCGCCGATTACAATGTGTTGAATTTTGTATTTTTTAAGAATGTGGAGTTGTTGGGACTGATTTTTTGCATAAAGCATTTCATGAGCAGCGTCATGACCATCAGCATTATTGAAGAAAGAGTAAGTCAATATAGCTTGGATCGAACACAAACCATTACCTTCCATTTTGTGATTTCGTACTGAAAGGGTGTAATAGGTTTGTGGAGCCTTGGCG